GCATGGCGCGCCGATGAGGTAGATGATAATGATCAGGAAGATACCGAAGATGACACGGCTTACCGTGCGCCTGCGCCACCCGAGGATCAGATAACAGGTTCTGACGCCAACGCTCCCGGCTCTGCTTCGGGCGCTGGCGGCGACATCAAACTCGGTGAGAATACTCAGACGGCCCTACGGAATAAAGTCTCTGAGCATAATGATGCGATGGCTGCCGCTGATCGTCCAGATTGGACGCGGACAACTTTTGGCCAACTCGCAGCGGTTTACCGTCGAGGGTCTGGCGCATACTCCAGCAGTCACCGCCCCGGTGTTAGTCGTGCGGCGTGGTCAATGGCTCGTGTAAATGCTTTCCTATATTTACTGCGTAGAGGGCGACCCCAGAACGCCGCTTACACAACGGACTTTGATCTGTTACCCGAAGGCCACCCGAAATCAACGCGCACCCTAGACGAGCGACAGGTCAACCTCGAGCTGCCAGAGTATATCCGCGAAGCTGCAGCGCGAGGGTTGGAATACTACGCTGATGGCTTGGCCGGCGACGGCGTTGTCGCCCGCACAATCCGTGAGGCTCGATTGTTGGCTGATGGGCAAGTGTCGGAAGACAAAGTGATCCGCGCGAGCGCGTGGGCCGCGCGCCACCTAGTTGACCTTGATGCGGAAGATAATCGTGACCCTGATGCGGATGGGTTCCCCGGCGCCGGGGCGGTTGCGTTCTACCTGTGGGGCATCAACCCGCTTGCGCCGCAGGCCGCCATCGAATGGTATGCGCGTAAGGCGGAGCAGATTCGCGAGGAGGAGCGTAGCGTGATTGTCGTGTCTGAACGGGCCGGTGCTACGATTGAGCATATGAACAGCACCGTCGAAACGCGCCGCATCACCGTCAACGAGTTCGAGATTCGCGAAGACGTTGCCACCGAGGGGATGCGTTTCGCCGGTTACGCCGCCGTGTTCGACTCGCCGTCGGAGCCGTTGCCATTCATCGAGCAGATCCGTCCGGGCGCATTCGCGACGAGTCTCAGCTCGCGGAATGAGATCAAGATGTTCGTGAACCATGATACGACGAGGGTGCTCGCGTCGAAGCGCGCCGGGACGCTGCGGTTGTCGGAGGACAGTCACGGGCTACGGGTCGAGGCTGACCTGCCGCCGACGACGGATGGTAAGGATCTGGCCATCTTGATGCGCCGCGGTGATGTTGATTCGATGTCGTTCGGTTTCAGTGTGCCGAAGGGCGGCGATGCGTGGTCGCCGGATGGTGCGACGCGCGAGCTTCGCGAAGTGCGGTTGCATGAAGTGTCCATCGTCACGGCATTCCCCGCATACGCGGCGACGAGTGCGGGCGTCAGGAGCCTTGAGAATCTTGCGGCAGCGACGGGCGCGGATGCGTCCCTGTTGGATGCGGCGATCACGAAACTTGAGGCCGGCGAGATGCTTGATGATGAGGCCGCAATGCTGATTGAGAGTGTCGTGCAGAAGTTGCGTGCCGATACGACCATCGGGTCGGATGCGAAGGCGTCGCTTGAGATGAAGCGTAAGCAGCTTGATCTCCTCTTCGCGCGCGTCTAATCATACTTCTGGCCTGATACTATTTGGGTTGTCTGATCTGCGGAGCCGCGTCAGGCGTGCCGGGTGCGGAGCCGCGCCGGAATCCGTTAGGCCAACCCTTGATTCTTGAAAGGATCAGACACTCATGAACGAGTATCTCAAGCGACAGACCGATCTCCGCGCATCCGCGTGGGAAGAGGCGAAGAACCTGCTCGACGCAGCTGCGGCTGAGTCGCGCGACCTGACCGCCGAGGAGAACGTGATTTATGATCGCATCTCCGAGGACATGGACAACCGCGCCCGCGTCATCGAGCAGATGACGAAGGACGAAGAGCGCGCGCAGCGCCTCGACGCCGTGGCCGCCAACGTCCGCACCGACGAGGTCGCCCCGGCTTCCGAGGCCGACGACACCGAGATGGTGCGTGCCCTCACCCGCGGCGAGATCCGCAGCGCCAACTTCGAGAAGCGCGACGTCCTCACGTCAAGCACAGGGGCTCCCGTTCCTACGAGCTTCTACGATCAGATCATCCTCAAGGCCCGACTCGTCGGCCCGATGCTTGCCACCTCGACCATCATCGAGACGGCTGGCGGCGAGAATCTTCAGATTCCGCGAATCAACACGTACAGCGGTGCGACGGTCGCAAGTCAGGCCGGAACCATCGGTGAGTCCGATCCGGCATTCTCCGCGTTCATCACGATGAGTGCCTTCAAGTTCTCGTACATCACGCAGGTCTCGCGTGAGATGATCGAGGATTCTGGCGTCGACATCCTCGGCTTCCTTGCCGATCAGGTCGGTCAGGGCATCGGATTCAACGTGAACTCGAAGCTGACGGTCGGCACGGGTACCGTCGAGCCGCAGGGCATCGTCGGCGCGTCGACGCTGGGCATCACCGGCGCGACGGCCACGAGTGGCCTGTTCACCGCCGACAACCTGATCGATCTCGTCTACAGCGTGGACGGTGCGGCTCGGATGCTTCCGGGCGCAGGCTTCATGATGAACGGCGCTTCGATCGGCAAGACTCGCAAGCTGAAGGACACGGCTGGTCAGTACGTCTTCCAGCCGTCGCTCGCCGTCGGCACTCCGGATACCCTCCTCGGGTACCCGCTGTACGAGAATCCCGCCATCGCGGACGCTGGAACGGCTGCCAAGTCTGTCCTCTTCGGACACCTGCCGTCGTACTACGTGCGCACGGTAGGCGGCATCCGCGTGGATCGGTCGGACGACTTCGCGTTCTCCACTGATCTCGTTACGCTGCGCGTGATCTACCGCCTCGACGGCAACCTGCCGCAGGCGACGCACGTCAATCACTTCATCGGTGGCGCGTCCTAACCGGTAGGTACAATCGGTGGCTACCCGGCGGTGATGCCGGGTAGCCACTACGTTGATCGGGAGGGATCATGACGAACAGGGCAACTCGCCGCAAGCTTGCGAAAGGCGGCTCTCCGCCCGAGGCGGGTTCTGAGCCGCCGAGTGTGACGAGGCAGCGTATCCTCTTCAGCTCGAATGCGCCGTTCGCCCCTACGGGCTACGGCGTGCAGACTGCGCAGGTTGTGTCGCGGATGGCTGCTGATACGCACGAGGTCGCCATCGCGTGTAACTACGGGTTGCAGGGTGCGGAGACTTCTTGGATGGGCGGCGTGAAGCTGTATCCGACTGGGTCGAGCGGGTATTCCGATGACATCCTGAAGGCCCACTCTCAGCATTGGGCGCATGGCAGTGACCTGCCGAGCCTCGTCGTCGTCCTGTTCGATGTGTGGGCGCTGGAGAATCCCGGCATCCGCGACATCTCGAAGATTGCGGCGTGGGCACCCGTCGACCATCAGCCTGCACCGCCGAAGGTTGCCGCGTGGGTGAGCCGTCCGAACGTCAAGGCGTTGGCGATGAGTCGCTTCGCCGAGCGGATGTTTGCAGACGGCGGCGTCGAATCGATTTACATTCCGCACGCAGTCGAACCCGTGTTCCGACCGACGCCATCATTCGCCGACGCTGAAGGCCGTTCCGTCACAGGCCGCGAACTGATCGGCGTTGACGAGGATCGTTTCGTCGTGATGATGAACTCAGCCAATAAGGGCCGCACCCCGGTTCGTAAATGCTTCGGCGAGAACCTGCTGGCGTTCGGCATCTTCGCGAAGAATCATCCTGATGCGGTGCTGTATCTGCATACGGAACTATCCGCAATCTCAACGGGCGTTGATTTGCCAGCACTGATCAAAGCTTGTGGCATCGCGCCGGATCAGGTGCGCTTCGTTGATCAGTACCTCTACAAGATGAACCTTCCCCAGCAGGCGCTCGCCGCGCTCTATACTGCCGCGGATGTGCTGCTTGCTGTATCAGCAGGTGAGGGCTTCGGCGTTCCCGTGATCGAGGCGCAGGCGTGCGGAACCCGCGTGATCGTCAGTGATTGGACAGCCCAGACAGAACTCGTCGGTGATGGGTGGGCAGTTGAGGTACAGCCGTTGTGGGATCCTTTTCAGGAAGCGTGGTTCGCGACTCCGATGATTCCACGCATCGTGGACTCGCTGGAAAATGCTTACGCGGCCCAGCGCGGCACAAGCGAAAAGGCAGTGGCGTTCGCTGCTGACTATGACGCTGATCTTGTGTATGCGAAGTATTGGCGTCCGGCCCTTGAGCAGCTGGCGGCATGGCAGCCATGATCGAAACGGTCATCATCCCGGTGCTGAACCGCTACGACCTACTTGAGCGCGCCGTGCGCAGCCTCGGCACCGTTGACACGTTGATCGTTATCGACAATGGTGGGAAACTATCGGATGATGACGTCAGGGCTTGGTCAGCAAATGGCGCAATCCAGAATGTAGGGCGCGTATACGTTTGGCCGATGCCTTCCAACCTCGGTGTCGCGACGAGTTGGAATCTTGGAATCAAGGCAACCGCGCACGCGAACGGCTGGTTGCTACTCAACTCTGATGCATGGTTCACGGATGGTGCTTACGAAGCTTTCAGCGCCGACACGGAAGGCGCGGAAGTTGTGCAGGCAGGCGTTCCGCCGTGGTGCTGCACTTGGATCAGCGCAGAAGCCATCAGTCGTGTCGGATTATTCTGCGAACGATTCTACCCTGCCTACATGGAGGATGTTGATTGGCAGGCCCGCGCAATCAACCGGGGTATTGAGTTCCGCTCGTCTGGCGCGCACGTCCAGCACGAGAACTCCAGCACGATCAACTCGTCAGAACATTACCTGCAAGGCAATAAGCGCACGCATCGCGCAAATAACGCGATCTTCAGGGATCGGTGGGAAGGCGTCAGCGAGGATGGCGTACCCGTTGATGCTGAGTGGGATCTCAAGATCAGGCTAGCGAACTCGTGGGCGTGATCCGCACCATCGTCTCGGGTTACGGCTATTGGGGGGAAGTGTTGACGCGGAACCTGCTCGCCGACCCAGCATACTTCGTCGCCGGAGTGCATGACCCCTCCGCTAGTCGGCGCGAAGCTGCACGCTCCGCCAACCTGTATACGTTCCGCACCCTTCAGGATGCTCTAGATTTTGTGCCGCCCGATCTGGTCGTGATCGCTTCGCCAATCGGAACGCAGTATGAGGCCGCGCTGATGGCTCTTTCCCGCCACGCGAACGTCATGATGGCCAAGCCGGGCGTGATGCGTGTAGCGGATCTGGAAAGCATTGATGCGCTCGCGCGCAGGAAGCGCCGCGTCGCAGTGATTGATTACACGATGCGGCACGCTGCACCCTTCCGGCGGATGCTCGACGCTTCTGACAAGCGCGGCAACATCGTGAGCGTGGAGGCGGAACGGTTCTCGGTCGGTACGCGATCAACCGCTTCAATCCTTTCCGACGTGATGGTTCACGACATCGCGCTACTGCACGCGCTCAGTCCACAAGCTTGGCGCGTTGCCAGCGTCGACGCCGGCGATCACCACCTGTTCGTCCATCTCGAAACAGATGATGCAGCAGCGATACTGAAAGCGCGTACGGACGCGACAGAGCCGCGCCGATGGTTGCGCGTCACCGGAACGTGTGACTCCGGCGAGTGGAATCAACTCGTTACCACTTCCGATCAGACGCCGCTGCAGCTTAGTCTCAAGGATATGTCGCGACGCATCACAAGCGGTGATCACGATATGAACCTAGAGCACCGAGTGACGGCAACCCTACAGGAGATTTCAGCAGCATGATTGACGCGACCGTAAAGATTCTTGGAGATGTCAAGATCGGCAACAATGTCAAGATCGAGCCGTACGCAGTTCTCACCGGCCCACTCTGCATCGGCGATGACGTCTACATTGGCGCTCACGCTGTCATCGGCGCGCCAGCACAGCATCGCGGATCGTATCCGTGCAGCCTCAACTCTCCCGACCGAGGCGTCGGCGTCCGTATCAAAAATCGTGCATGTATTCGAGAATTCGTACAAGTCCATCAAGGCCTCACCTGCGAAACAATGATCGGCGAAGATGTGCTGCTGATGGCTGGCGCTCATATCGCCCACGACTCGCAGATTGGTGATGGGGTGACGCTCGGTAGTTTCAGCATCCTCGGAGGATTCACAATCATCGATGAGGTAGCGACGTTCGGGCAGGGCGTCGTAACTCACCCGTGGACTATCATCGGCGAAGGCGCGATGGTCGGATTCAACTCAAGCGTCGTCAAGGATGTCGTGCCGTTCGCCAAGGTCGCAGGCGCGCCCGCCCGCCTGCTCGGGTCGAATCAGCACCGCGACGATTCGCTGCCAGCTGCCTATCATGCGACGATGCTAGGCGCTGACGTCTGGGAACGCTGGGGCAGATTATTGGGGCAGCGCGAAAATATGCGTAAGCGGTGGGCCACCATTGCCTAAGCCACTATTGATCGTGATGAACCCGCGGCGCATCACAGAATGTGTCGACGCTATCTCAGCGCTCAAGATTGATAAGGTCTGGGCGAAGAACTACACCGAGCGCCAACTCGTTGACGTGATCGCGGGCATCGTTGCCGAATCCGAGCACGACCTCATCGGAATCATCTCGGATGATGCTCGGCCCGACCAAGCTGCGCTCAATCTAATACTCGACGCGCACGAGCCGGGCGCTGTCTACACGGGGTACTGCAACCTCGCTGAGCAGGATTATCGCGTGAACCTAAGCACGCATCCGCTGAAGGTTCAGCACGAGGCGACAATGGATTGTTACTCCTTCATCACGAAGGCAGACCTCGAGGCGTGCGCACAGCCGCTGATTCGTTCGTGGTTCGCCGGGCATTGTCTTACGTTCATGAGCCGCGACTTGTGGACTAGGTTCCCGTTCGGAATCGTTGATGTCGGCAACGGAACACAATCCGACTATCACCTGTGCTGCAGGTTGCAAGAATCAGAAGTACCGATTTGGGCTGTCCGTGGCGCATTCATTGAGCACGTCAAGCGCTACTCCAATACGGGTGATGATACGGCTGGCCGCGCGCTACTCGTTGGCGTCGAACCTGCGGAGGTCGTGTGGGATCTGCTGCCCGAATAGTCGTCGTGACGCCTAGCCTGCCGGAGCGTTCCGAGCTGCGCGCTGAGTGCGTGAACAGTGTTTCCGAGCAAACGCTCAAGCCTGTAGCGCACTTGATTCACATTGATCACGAGCGGCGAGGCCCGGCGGCGTGCCTGAACACTCTCGCCCGCGCAGCCGTTGACGCCGGCGCCGAATGGGTAGCACAGATCGCTGATGATGACATCATGCTGCCCCATCATCTTGAAACGCTCGCGAAGAGCCTCGACGCTGACATCATCTACACGTATTGTGAAGTGGAAGGCCGCGGCGCGTGGAACCCGAATGCGCCATTCGACGCGGAACGCTTGCGTCAAGGCAACTACATACCGGCCACCACACTTATCCGCGCCGAGTTGTGCGCCGAGCTGGGCTGGCGAGCCGACGCGCAGCATGGCTTCGAGGATTGGGATTTCTGGCTACGCGCCCTCGATGCGGGTGCCAGCTTCGCGTGTATTCCCGAGGTCACTTGGCTCTACAGGTTCCACGGCGAGAACCTGTCGACGACGCTGTAGACTGTACCTATGGCGATCACGAATGGATACTGCACGCTCGCACAAGTGAAGGCCGCGCTGCGGATCACCGACTCCACCGATGACACCCTGATCGAGGGCAGCATCGAAGCGGCATCGCGCCTGATCGATGGTTACACGGCCCGCAACTTTTATCAGTCCGGCACCGTCGCGCGCCTTTTCACAGCGCCCGATCCGCTCTACTGCCCCGTCGATGATCTCGCAGGCACGGCAATCACGATCCAGACAAGTACGCAAGCGGACGGAGTGTTCGACGTCACGTTCGCCATTACGGATTATCAGCTGGAGCCGCTGAACGGTGTCCTTGACGGCATCATCTTCCCTTACAGCCGCATCCGAGCCGTCGGTGATTATGCTTTCCCGGTGCTGAGTGCGGCACTCGGTGAGCAGGCACTCGTGAAAGTCACGGGCGTTTATGGTTGGCCAGCCGTCCCGGATGCCATCGAGCAGGCCACCATCCTGCAAGCTGCGCGACACTTCAAGAGGTATGACAGTCCCCTCGGCGTCGCCGGCTTCGGCGACTTCGGAGTAGTCCGCGTATCGCGTTTCCTTGACGCTGATGTGCAGATGCTCGTTGATCCGTATAAGAAGATGCGGCTGTTCCGGTGACGGCTACCGTTGGTCAGGTCAAGACCGCCCTCGCAGCTGCAGTCGGTACCATCTCGGGCCTCAGAACCTATGATCGCCAACCAGATAACCTGAACGCACCCTTCGCGTTCCCATCCCTGCAGAGCGTGACGTATCACGGAGCGATGGGAAGCGGATCAATCTTGCAGACGTATGACCTGACGGTCGTCGTTGGTCGCGCTTCCGAGCGTTCCGCCGAAGACAAGCTTGACACGTTCCTATCCTACGGTGACGGAAGCATCCGCGCAGCCATCGAGGCTGACCGTACGCTCGGTGGAGTTTGCGATACGTGCATCGTGGAATCAGCGAACGGAATCGGAACCGTGGATGGTAACGACACGTTGTATCTCAGCGTGGATTTCCGCGTCCTCGTCTACACGTAAGGAGATTTGTAATGGCAAAGTATTTTGTAGCACCCGGCTTCACGGTCGCTGGGAAAACAGGCGGCGAAGAGGTCAAGCCTCGCGACGTGGAACGTATGGACATCCTTGTCGAGTCTGGGCGCGTTATCGTCAAGCGCGCAGAATCGTCGGCTATGATGAAGGAACAACCCGCCGCTACGCACTCCGAGGAGGAGTAAAACCCTATGGCCAAGCTCGTCCTGACAAATGCATCCATCAGTATCGGTGGAACTGACGTATCGACCTCGGTCGCCTCTGTGCAGATCGAGACGAGTGCCGAGGAGGTCGAGACGACTGCGTTCGGTTCGTCTGGCAAGACTCGCGTCGGCGGCCTGCTCGACACGACCGTGAACCTGTCGATGCACAACGACTACTCCGCCATCGAGGGGCTCGTCTACCCGCTGATCGGAAGCACCACGACCGTCGTCATCAAGCCGAACGGCACCGCCGTCGGCACTGCGAACCCCTCGTACACGATGACTGCACTGGTGACCGGCTGGAATCCGATCAACGGAGCCGTCGGCGAGCTCAACACGGTGGACGTGTCGTGGCCCGTGTCGGGCACGATCACGAAGGCTGTCGCATAAGTCACCTGTAAACCTTACGCCCATGGGAGGGCAGGCGCATGGAACTACAGTTCCGAATCAAAGAGGTCGGCAAGGACAGCATCACCGTTCGGGCTGCGCTCGTTGACATCGTCGCGTGGGAGCAGCACTTCGAGCGCCCATCCTCGACGCTCGCCAGCGACTCGATCTACGCGCGCGATTTGGTCTGGCTCGCGTGGCACGCGCAACACCGCACAAGTGCGACGAGCCTCGACTTCATGGATTGGGTCGCCACGCTCGAAGAGATTGACAACGTGGAGGAAACTCCGCTCGTCCCTTTGGAGAGCAGTCCAGTCACTGGCTCATCGCCAGTCTCGCCGTAGAGACAGGCATCGCACCGAGCGTGCTGATGATGGAATCAGAGCGGATGCTCTGGACGATGTGCGGCTACTTGCGTTGGCGTAGCGTTCACGCCGGGGGATAGACTACGTTCATGGCTACCAAAAAAATCCGCGGCCTCGATGATGCTCTGAAAACTCTTGGCAAGATGGATCCGGTTCTCAGGCGCGAGGCAGTGAAGCGGCTCAAGGGTGATGTCCAACCTATTGTCGCGGCAGTCAAGGGTGGGATGCCGACATTGCCGTTGTCGAACTGGGTTGCGCCTAAGCAGTCGAGCGCTCGGCGCGGCAAGGTTGAGGCCGGCCGTAGTGGCAAGGCTGGCACGCCTTACTGGAACGCTGGTAAGGCTAAGGGTGGGGTACGGTCGAGCGTCAAGAAGCAGAGCGTTCGACAGATGAAAGGCAAGCAGATCCTCGTCAGCATTCGACAGAACAATGCAGCCGGCGTAGTCTTCGACATGGCGGGCAGGGCAACGTCGAACAATAAGCTTGATCGTAGCCTGCGAATCGCAGGTTATGGCACAGCTTCGCGCACGATGTGGCCGACGGTTGAGAGGCACAAGCCGCGCGTCCTCGCGTCAATTGATCGTAGCGTCGCGGATATGGAAAACGAAATCAACCGGCTACTGCGCCGGTAGAATACTCTTATGGCCCCAATCATTATTCCCATCGGCGTCGACACGTCGGGCCTCACTCGCGGCTTGTCGCAGGGCACGAGCGGTCTTCGCAAGTTCGGCAAGATGGCGGCAATCGTTGGCGGTGCAGCTGCGCTCGGCGGTCTCGTTGCGACTGTGAAGGTCGGCATTGACGAGTTCATGGCGGCGCAGAAAGTTGTAGCGCAGACCGGAGCCGTACTGAAGTCGACGGGCCGCGTCGCCAACGTCACGGCGGAAAACATCGCTGAGATGTCGAGCAGCCTGATGGAGTTGACTGGAATCGATGATGAGGCAATCGCTTCCGGCCAGAATCTCCTACTGACGTTCACGAAAATCCGTAACGAGACTGGCAAGGGAAATAACATCTTCGATCAGGCCACGCTCGCCATGACGAACCTGAGCGTCGCGATGGGGAAGGATCTAAGCTCAAGCGCCATCCTTGTCGGTAAGGCGCTGAACGATCCTGTGAAGGGCGTCGGCGCATTGTCGAAGGCGGGCGTCCAGTTCACCGCTGATCAGAAGGAAATGATCAAGGGGATGGTCGAGTCGGGCGATGTGATGGGCGCTCAGAAACTTATCCTGAAGGAGTTGGAGACTCAGTTCGGTGGTAGTGCCGAGGCCGCCGGTAAGACACTGCCGGGCCAGCTCAACATCTTGAAAGAGACGTTCCGTAACACGGCAGCGGATCTGATTGCGAGATTCATCCCGGCCTTGACAACCGCGTCGCAGAAGCTTCTCAACTTTGTTCGCGAGTTTGCGGCGCGCCCGACGTTCATTGGAAAAGTCAGCTTCATCGTTGAGTCGATCAAGGATGCGGCTGGTAAGAGTTACGCTTCGTTGCGTGATTGGTGGACTGAGAGTAAGACGATGGTCGGCCCGACGGGAGTTGTCCGTGTTGAGTTGAGCGGCAGCGCTGAGGTTCGTAAGGGCTTCCGCGAGTTGCGCGAACTCGCTGTGACTAACGGTGGGAATGCCGGTAAGGATTTTGCTGACTCGTTTTTTGAGCGCGGCATTGGCGGCAATGCTAAGGCATTGTTCGGCGGCCTCGGTGAGGTCGTCGTCGGTGTGTTCCGATTCACGGGACTTGAGGCAGCTTTGAGTTTCACTGGATCATTCGTGAACGAGTTTGCAATTCGCATCTATGAGCGTCGCGGTGAGATTGGTGACGCCATCAAGCGCGTCTTCTCGAATATTGATTTCTCTGGCGCTGCGAAAACTCTTGCGAAGGCTGTCTTCGTAGGCCCGAAGGCCGACGAGCGAAGTAATGTCAACGAGTTTGTTGGAAAGGTAACGAAGGCTGTTCGTCAGGCTGTGACGGCTGCTCGGGCCGGTATGGCGGGCCTCGGGTCTGCGCTTGGCGGGATGCTGGCAACCATCACGGGAACCCAATCAGCGGACGCTAAGGAAGCGGCACGGCTCCGTAAGAAGCAGAGAGACGATGCAGCCGCACGCGAAAAGACTCGACTGGAAGAGGCAATTCTCGTCGCGGAAACGACTGAGGATAAGACATCTGCGCAACGTGATCTCGATGATTTCCTTGAGGATCAGGAAGCGACGCGGCTAGAGGATAGTGTCGCTGCGCAGCAGAGTGCCAATCAACAGGCAATCGATGATCTGATTGCGTCTTTCAATCGTGGCGAGATTGCCGCTACAGACTTCTCCACGGCGCTTGACGGGATCATTGGCGCGAATCGTGGCGCAGAGCTGGGCATCGCCTTTGTTGACGCTTTCAATGGTGCCCTGTCAGCACTGACTGGTGCCGCGACTGACATTCAGGACGTCGTCACTGCCAGCGGTAAGCCTCTCACGCAGCCCGTGAAGGGCACGCCTGCAGCTGATGCGGCTCGTAAGGCTCACGCTGATTGGAAAGCTGATCGTGCTGCTCGCCTGAAGGCGGCGCGTGACTTCCGACGCAGGAAGGAGTCGGCTGGCAAGGAGAGGATCACGAAGGCCGAGCAGGATGAGATTGACGACATCATGGCGAAGTGGGACAAAGCCAACCCTGAGCCTGTCCGGATGGCGATGGGTGGCATCCTGAAACGACAAGTGTTCACGGCAGGCGAGGCCGGCCCGGAAGCTGTGATTCCGCTCGGTTCGAATAGTGCGATGAGTATGCTGCGCGACGCCATCGGTGGTGGCGGTGGTGGGGGCGCAGCGCCGACATATAACATCGTCATCAACGCTGGCCTCGGTACTGATCCTGACGAGCTGGGTCGCACGATTGTCGAGACGATCAAGCGTTATGAGAAGCGGAATGGTGCTGTCTTTCAGGGGCCGATTGTTACGACGCTGGCGAATGCTGCGGGTAAGACTTCGACGGCTAGTGCGGCTACGGACTTCAATCGTGCGAAGACGCTCAGGAGTGGCTAGTGCCAGCGCCGAGTAGCCTAGTCGAGATTGGTTTTAATACGTCGAGTCAGGGTGGCCCGTTCTTTCTGTTTGGGTCGGGGACGGAGACGAGTACGCCGGCGGCGATCAGTGCTAATCCGCAAAGCATCTTCGACAATGAGGAGTACCGCCTCGGTGGCGATCTCTTCTATGACGTGACTAGTCGTGTAAAGTCGTACTCGATCAGTCGAGGATTG